GGAATGATATATATCTTGTCTTGTGAAAGTAGCTTGATTTTGCCCACTTCCCAAATCTTGATCACATAAAAACTCTCCGCTACTAAAGCAGATACATCATAGGAGAAGGTTAGCACCTTCCTGAAATCATCATATGATCCAGATATAGCAGTATCTACCTTCTCAACTCTTTCACTCTCTGAGATAATTTCCATCTCAAAAGACTCCGTTGTGAAGTCCCTGAGATACATCGTTATCTGTGGAGTTGTATTTTCTTCTACAATAATCATCTAATTATAAAACCCAAAAGATATATAATGGTTACATTTGCAGTGTTCATCTCTCTTAGGTAGCCTTGCTACCAAAAAAGAAGCCCCTCCGAAAGGAAGGGCTTTTTTGATTCTATCAGGATCTAATCTTAGATATCACTAATAGTTGAAGCATCAGCAGTAATCGTAGCATCTACGAAGTTAGCAGGAATCTTCTCCTGAGCATTCATTGTCAAAGTATATCCAGACAAATCACCCATAGCCGCTCCTGTAACGATTGTACCACCATTAACCTCAGCACCATAATCCAATCCCATTAGGAACTTGTTGCCGTTGTTATCCTCTACTACTACATGAGGTCTAGCATAAGAGATCAACTTCAACTCATTGTGAGTCTGCTTAGTCATCTTCTTAAATGTAAGACTTAATGTCTGATCAAAGAATGTAGTCCCATTCTCACGAGAAGAAGTAATTGTCTGCTCAAAGCTAGAGTTTCCTTTTACCTCAAACTTGAACCAACTTGGAGTACCTCCAAATGAATCAATCACATCCGTATCTGTTGCATCATAGGTGATCGCACCTAATGTCCCGAAGTCAGCAAAGTAAACGGCAGTGATACCACCTACTACATCCTTACAGGGTTCGTTTCTTCCTTTTGTTAAAGCACACGCCATATCGTTGTCTATTTAAAATAAAAAAGGGCAGACAGGCTTTAGCCCACCTGCCCCTTCATTGGTTAATCAATCAACTATTAAGTATAGTATACGATGTCAGCACCGATACCAATCTGAACACCTGCAGTAAAGCGCATAACTACACGAACATTTTGTGATCCATCAAGATCAGCCATGTCCAAAAGTTTCACTTCTTGGTGGTCGCTCAACAAACCTGTACCGAAGAACAAGTTAGATTTCTGAGCAGCAACCATATCGTTAGTAGGCATACCTGAAGCAACGAACAACTTAACACCATCAAAGGCTAGATCGCCTCCGTTGTACCAAGTAGTACCATTAGAAGCAACACCATTGCCTCCTAGACCATTAGCACCGAACCCACCTAAAGCACGAACATAAGAACGAGCGATATGCTGAGAAACATAGATGTAAAGATCTTCTTTACCATATAATGCAGCAGGGATAGCATCAACTACTTTACCCAACTCATCAATAACATTAGCAGCAGTGATAGTAGTACCTACTACATCTACAACTGAAGCATCTGCAGCCAATAGAGCAGTGAAGCCATCAAACTCACCTGCGTTAGCATCAGCACCTGCCCAGATGTTAGTCTCATTCTTAGCAGCTACCTTAGCAGCAACATAACCGATTAAGTAATCAGCGAAGTTAGCAGGTAACTCATCAAAAGCAGAGTAACCCATAGAGATCGCTTCCCAGTCGCTTACAAAGTCAGACTTACACAATTCTAGGTTTACCTGTAGTTCTTTTGGAGTAAGAACTTTCTCAGCCAAAGTCAAAGTAGAAGTATCAGAGAAATCACAAGTTGCATCTTTAGTGATTGCATCCAAGTTCATTGTCTTTAAAACCTCTTTGTACTTGACATTTGGTTTAATAGTAATACCGCCACCTTCAATAGTGTCGGCACTCAATAATGCAGCAGAAACATATTTCCCTGCAAATTCACCAGCATATGTGGTAGTAATTGAAGTGGTTGTAGCCATTTTTCTTCTTTATTAAAATTAGGATAATTTACTCATTACACGAGATAAGGTAGTTCCTCCAGCCTTCTTGCTGAATTGTACCATATCTGGTTTCTTATCTACAGGAGCAGCAGCGACCTTCTTAGCAGCAGGTGCTTCATCAGCACTCATCTCTACCTTCTCCTCAGTTACTTCTTCAGAAACTTCTTCAGCAGCCATCTCTTCCTCTTTAGGAAGCATAGCAGCGATCATCTCTTTCAATTCATCAATAGCAGCACCAAACTCTTCTTTGGTTACATAAGCCATCTCTTCCTGAGCCATCTCAGTAGATTCTTCTTCTTCTACTACTTCCTCAGCAACTTCCTCACCTGCTTCACGAATCTCAGCAATCACACCTTCCTCAACGATAACGAGGATGCGACCATCTTCCAACTCATGCTCTCCAACAGGAGCAGCAACTTTCTCATCATCTTCACCTAGTAAGAATACATTCTCACCTGCCTCAAATGATTCTGCCTCAACTACAACACCTCCTGCGAGTTTCATTGTAGCCATCTCAACTTTTACTTCTTCAGTTACTTCCTGAACTTCAGGTGCAGCATCTTGAGGAGTAAGAGCCATTTCAATCTTCTTGAATACTTCTTGTAGATTCATTTCTTTGAACTTTTCTAATTAAACAACTATTTATTAAGATTTTGGGTTATTTTCATAACTGATCCAATTCCTTCAATTTACTCTCTGCCCATCTCCTAGCAGATAATCCACCCCATAACATATATGAGATATATCCACAGGATGTGGTGTCTCCCTCATCATAGTATTCCTGCGCTCTGCTTAGGTAACTATACATTCTCTTAATAGTCTCAACTGATAGAGGCTGCTTCTGAGCCAACTGCTGCGCTCTGACCTTACCTACCTGAGTAGCACATTTATTCCCTTGCTTCTCATTGAGTTCAATACCCTTCTTTGCGTTGTTAGAAACTGAATCAGGATAGTCTCTGTATGATTCCATCTCTAGCTTCTTACCGCTCTTATATCTCTTATCGTTCTTTACAGAACCTTTGATTATTCCCAGAAGATAAAGTGAGAGCAGGTGGTCTGCTTCTTCTGATTCAATTCTAGATAATTCTGTATTGATCTCAATAGCCGACTCTCGCTGCATGAACCATCCTTCAATGCTGAATCCTTTGACCTTCCCACTTTTGACATATTCATTCCAGATATCCTCATTATTGACCTTCATACTCACCATCCAAGTTCCTACAGGATACTCTAAGCCATAGGCTCTGCTCTTATCCTTCTCTGAATCTTCTATGATCCAACTCTCAACTAATGATAAGCCTGATATCTTCTCTTGATGCTCTAGCGTAGCATTGCCCTGCTTACCATTCATCAGATACAATTCAGAGGCTCTGCGGATTGTCTCCTTTGTAAAGAATACATAATACTCTTGATCACCTTCAACTCTATAGATAGGCTTCTCTGGAATCATTGCTGCTCCCATCAGGATCTTCTTCTCCTGATCTACCTCCTTGAATTCAAACTTGTGGTCCTTACTCATCGTGATGAAGTCCTCCTCTATAGCAGGATGCTCCACTATGGATATCGCATCTATACCATGAAGGAGTTTATCCTCATCTAATACTAACTCAAAAAACTTCATATCTATCCTATTGTTGCCGTTTCTCTAATCTTTCTATCCATCTTCGCAGCAGTCTGCACATCTTGATTCACTACATATGCTCTCACAGGAGTCTTACTTAATGACTCTGTAATCTGATTCCCTAGATCAGATACCTGAGTGTTCAATGATAATCTAGGAGTGATTGCAGGTGCTGATATCTGTGGTCTTGTGCCACCTCCACTAACACTACCTCCTGAAGGAGTAGGAACAGGAGTAGCATAGATCTGTCTTACTGATGCAATACCTGAAGCTACAACTCCTGCTGCCGCTACCGCACCAAATATACCACCTTGAGCAAGTGCCTTCGTAGCCCCTGTATAAGTATTGATGATAGCCTCTGCAGCACTTAGTGCTTTTCCTGCTTGAGCATTCTCTCCTGCTAACTGACTTAATGATCCTAGAGTACCTGCTACGATACTCAACTCCGCCATCTTCTGCTCTCTGGTTTTCTTTAATGAGTCCTTTCTGATCTGATCCGCCTGATTCGCATACTGCTGATCTATCATAGCCATATTCGTTCTCAGCATCTGATGCATCTGCAACTCATTATCTACTGCAAACTTCTTGCTATCTATAGTCTTAGCATTAAGAGATACCTGCGCACTCTCCTCTTCTCTGAGCAGTCTTATCTGCTCCTGATGTTGCTTATTTAAGGAGTTATAAGTAGCAACCAATTCCTTAAGTCTCGTATCTCTCTGAGCATTCAATTCAATCACACGAGCATTAGCCTCTGCCTCTGCTTGGATATCCTCCCTCGTAGATTCCCCTAGAGCATTACGCTCCTTAATGATTCTCGCTCTCTCCTTAGCTATCTCTATCTCTTCATCCGCTAACTGCTTCTCAAGATCCATAGCTTCCTTTAGTGCGTTGGCTCTTGCTGCGAGGTCTTTAGTTTCATCTGCTGCTACAAGTCTCAATGCCTCAATAGATGCTCTGCGCTCCGCACGAGTCTCAATCATTGCTATCTCACGATCCTGTAGAGCCTGAAAGGCTTTCTCTAATTCAATGGCTGCTTTTGCTTCCTCTCTAATCTCTTGACCTAATCCCTTGAATGTACCCTTGAGGATATCTACACCCTTAGCAAAGTCTCCAGAGAATATGGCGAAGATGCCCTCTCCAAAGGTTGAGAATCTATCTATCAATACATCAACTACTGCACCAATACCCTCCATTGCCTGAGATAGCTTGTCAGCCCCTCTCTGAGTCTTAGTGAAGTAAGACACTAAAGAAGTAACTGCAATGAGCAGTGCGCCTATCCCTGTCGCTGCAATAGCGACTCTAAGAGACTTCATAGCAGTGATTCCCTGCTTGATTCCTGCAACTCCCTTCTTGAAGCCTGATACTAACCCTCCTGTGAGTTTGTCTGCTTGAGCAGATAATCCAGATAATCCCCCTTCAAGGTTATCTACATTCTTCTCAGCCTTGCTAGTATTTACATTGATCTCTATTTCTTTCTTAACCGCCATCTAATTTGTTCTTTAGCTTCGCTCCACTTAGTGAGAATCTTCCATTCTCCTTTAGCTATCATCAAATCCTGATCTGTAGCTTCTACTTTCTGAAGTTGCTCAATTATAAAACCCAAGTGCATCACACATCGTTTAGAAGTTCCAAAGTAGCCTCCTGAGTTCTCAGGTTTATCTGGATCTCATTAATAACATATCTCCTTCCATTGATATCTAACTTATCATTCATCCTCAACTGAGAAGAGACACTAAAAGGTAGTATTGCCTTCATCTGATATATCCTCCTGCTAGTTGAGTAGAGATCAGTGATATAATCTTCCCAGAATTGATTGTATAAGGTCTGCACGAAACTCTGCTCATGAAGAGGATCAACTTCAAGTCCATAGGTTAGCATTTGTGTTACACTCGCTGCAACTCTGTTATTAATGTTTCCACATAAGTACACTTGATTACTAGGAGATGTGGTTAAACCACTCTCATCTAAGAATCCAATAGGGTAAGAAGTGATGTTTAAAGTAGAAGGTGAGTAGAAGATAACAGGCTCTCCGATATATGGATCTCCTTCCTTATCAATACTCTTTCCTACAAGGAAATTAGTTACTCCATTACTAGGATCATCTAACTTCTGATACTTCATTAATTCAAAAGTAGATTCTGTCTTTAACTCTCCACCATCAAATGTAAAGTCCGCTCTAAGATCTCCATATCCTATCCCTCCATTAGCATTGCGATATGCCTCTTCTAGGTATGAACCCGATTCCTGATAGTTGAATGAGATCCTTCTATAGAGTTCTGGTCTTTCTATCTTCTGTGAAGATATATCTACATACTCTGAAATATCATAGTTAGATCCTAAAGCATACCAATCATCTAGAGGTTCTATGATGAACTTTGTTCTACTTGTAGGCTCAATCACTAGATTGAACATCTTCACAAGCCCTATCATGAAATCATAGACCTTCTGCTCAGGCATCTGATCACTCATCACTACATCTAACGAGAAGGATTGTGTTGCTGATGTTGCCGCAGTCCAATAGATATTAGCAGGATTCGTGAATTCCCTTCCTGAGATACTTACAGAAGTAAGACTGACTCCTGCTCCATCCCAATTCGTAGGTGGTGAGAATCGCATCTGTATCTTATCGCCTGTCTGTAATCCTGAGAAATATACATCCTCATCTACCACATTCCCTGTGTGTGATCTACTTGTATAGTAGACTCCATTGATATAGAAGTGGACCTGATAAGAGCGAGTTGAATTGATACTATAATACCATAGGAATCTATCATATGTTGAAGGAATAGTAGCGACATCTAATGTCGTATCAAATCCTGATCCTGTAGTAGAAGTGAAATCAATCTTCTGAGCCGTAAATCCATTCTCCTGACCGAAGAACATATATCCCTCTCTTCTATGTCCCCATAGGAATAGGTCCGTAAACTTTCTATCTGCAAAGAAGGTAGATGTGAATGTGATTCCATACTTCGCCTCTATCGCATCTATCAACTTGCTGATCCTGATAGCAGGTTTCAACTCATAGTAATTCAATCCATGAGTGTCGTTTGTCGTATGATATGCGATATCACCATCATCATGAGAACTAGAGGCACTATCAAAAACCCAATCTGTAACAGGAGATATCAGTGGGTAGATAACATTCCCAGAATGAAGAGGAGTAGTTCCCTCCATTGCTCCTCTAATCACTGCACCATCATAGGCATGATCATATGCTGATAAATCAAGATCCGTTAATTCATCCTCACCGAATAAATCTTTGAGATTGACTCCTGCACTAAAGAACACGACCTCATAAGCAGAAGGCTTACCATTCTTCATATCTACAGAGATCAACTCAATACTTCCCTCTCTGAAGAGTTCCTTATCCACAAAGATTGTAGCATCTTGTCTCAATGAGGCATTAAAGCCTCCAGAGATATCAGCATTATAGTAATGCTTAAATACATCGTTATTCTGCCTAGAGGCAGGTACTTGAAAGTTCTGAGTGTAATCAGTGAATAGTCTGCTGATGTCCTTCACATTCTGAAGGCTCAACTTGATATTTACATCCTCATCCTTAAAGGTATCTATTCTCTCTGATCCTATATAGATCTCTATCATAGCATTGCATTATCAGGTGTTGCAAACTCTACCTGTATTGTGTAATTGATAGTCTTCTCATTGATATGCTTCTGGAGTCTTAATGAATCCGTTAACACATTCACCGCTCTAAAGTCTTGAGATATCGTGTAAGTATCCTGAATTCTTGTAGTCGCTCTATTGATAGTCATCAATACATAAGGACTCATCAATAACTGCTCTATATTCTCATTAGATACCTCCTCAATGAATCCTGTATTCATCGTGATCTTCTTACTCATCTCCTCATTATAGGATCTGATTCCTCTTGCTTGAGTTCCCCAAGTATATCCAGATGCTGATGCTGAACCTATCACTGATCTGTAACTCTCCTTACTTACATCTAAATCAGTATCTGACCTCTTAAAGAAGGTCATTGTATCCCACATTCCATATCTGTTAATGTACTGCAGTTGAATAGGAGTATACTTAGGTTCACATTGATTGTAGAATCTTCTACTATCTACTACTGCATCACTAGAGTCTAATATCTGCACATCCCACCAATCTAACAAGCGTGGCTCTGCTAAACCTAAGCCTTCTGTAAATATGTAGTTAGATAGGTTAGGTATCCCTACAGGGAACAACAGAACTCTATCTTCTGCATCCTCTCCTGTCTGATTACTTACTACTATCGTATCATTAGAAGCATCAGATCCTACTAGCTTAATCTTTACTACATCAGTCTGATAGCTACTGCCTACATCACCTAAGTAGATAGGCATATTGTAAGTATCAAACTCATAGAAATACTTATCCTGATCTTCAATCAAGATAGCCTGTCCTAGATCCTTATTTGAGCCATCAGTGAACTTACTATATCCATCTGTAACTAAGAAGCGAGTTGTAGTGCCTGTATCATTTACGACATTAGGATCATCAAAATACTCAATATCATAATCTACCTCTACCCATAGTAGAGCATCTGGAGACATCGTTACTAGATCACTTGTATCTAACTTACTTACTCGCTGATTGAATTCATTCTCTAAGATAGGAGCGATATCAGCAGTTGGAAATGCATCTACAAATCCTGATGTTCTATCTATCGTGTAAGTAGGAGATGCAGGTCGCACATCCTTATCTCCTGTCCAAGCATAGATCTCTAACTTAAAATAATAGATATCACTTGCTGAACTACCTGTACCATTCCAAGTAATGAGAATAGGTGATCTCGTTCCTAATAATCCTGTTGGGCTAATTACCGCCATCTTTATACTGCTCGTTTAATTTGTCTATTGTAAACTCTAGAAAATCCTCTACATCTAGAGCATATGCCTCTACTATCTCATTAGGGAGTTTAGCATATCCTAAGTTAAATGGTCTAGAGTAGAAGTTAGATGCAGGGATTCCCTTCTTACCAATGCTCTTAACTATCGCCCAAGCCGTTTGGTCATAACTCTGGAATTTCCCCTTATTGCTTCTAAACTGAATCCTACGATCCTGTACCCATTTCCTTAGTGGTGAGAATGGTGGATTCTTTCCTGCCTTCCTTCCCTTATCTACCCACTCACCATATTCATTCATCAGGAAATCAAACTCAAAAGAGTTCGGCATAGCCTTCACATCAAAGTCCAGAGATTCATAGAGGCTATTAGTTACATTCTTCTTCTTTCTCGTAAGGTTCTTTCTAGACTCCTTAACAAGATACTTACCGAACTTATCTAATGCCTTCTTTGTATTCTCTCCCTTCATCTAGCAGATGTTGTTAGGATTGATTGCTTCTATCTGGAGTGTTGCTTTCCATCCACAGATGTTAGATTCCATCTCCTCATCAAAAGGCTCTGCAACAGGATCATTAATCAATCTGAAGTAGGCATCATACTGATCCCCTCTCCTGAAGGTGGCTAATATCTCAGATATTGCTGAAAGAGTCCTATGATAGATATCCTGCTTCATCATATTCCCCTCATACAGATCCTTAGTCTCTTTGCTATAATCTACGATATCCATTACCAGAAGATCAAACTCATAAGTAATGGTTCTCTCTCCTAGAGTTGCCGTTCCTGTCATTACATGAGCGATAGGAAACATATCCTGCTTCCTGAAATCTAGATCAAAGATATCTCCCCAAGTTACTTGGTTGATCTGATCATTTGCTGATGCAGCACTCTCAAGTGCTTCTGTTATTTGATAGTATCCCTTCTTCATATAATTAAAAAACCCTATTCGCTAAAATAGGGATAAAAAAAAGAGGAGATCCACCACAGACCTCCTCAACCAAACCAATCTAGCGAACCACCACTAGATGCCTAAATGCTCATCATCATCCTCATCCCTACATCTGCAATCGTAGTAATCAGGATCTTTAGATTCTCCGCAGACACTACAAGTGCTATCGTGATAATTCTGATAGCTTTCTAATTCCCAATCTAAGTAACTCATGACTCAAAGAAGTTTATGATGTTAGTCAATGTGCATTCAAAACCGAATACTGCTGCTACTCTATGACATTGGTTCAATGTAAGATCTAAGCAGTATCTGTTCTCCTTTAATCCTGTGATTAATGCCTTCGTTGAATAAGGAAACTTGATCATCTCCTGATCTAATACTTTTAAAGCCTCTGGGCTTAACTTGTCGTATAAATTCATCTCTCTTGTATTTATAATTGGGAGGGTTTCCCCTCCCTTCTGTTATTAAAAATCTAATCCTAAAAACTCACGAGTTAACCAAGTTCTGCGGCTCTGCTTTGCTCCTGTTGCGCAGAAGTAGTGATGGTCGTAAACATAATCACCGCAGCTAAATCCTGTGAACCATGCCCAAGTATTGCAGTTTAATTCAATACCTACTTTAGCAGGTGTGTAGATATCATAGATCTCATCGTAGTTAGCATCTCTCATTTCTACTTTAAGATTTCTCTCTGTTGCGAAGTCTAAGATTTGTTGTTTTGTGTAGTCCATTTTCTCTCTCTTTGTTTGATACTCAAAGATATGATAAATCTTTTTTAATAACCTAATCTAATGTTGATTTTTTTTCATGATAGATTTCTCAACCTCATTCTTATCTATCTCATACTCCAGATATGTGAGTGCAGTTCTTAGAGGTAACTCCGTTACTTTCTCAAATTGTAGGAGATCTCCTTTAGCAATCTGATGTACTGCTCCATACCATCCCCACTTTCTAGAGAAGTTGGATTGTGCATCATATCCTTCTTCTCCTCCTTCTCCAAAGATTGTAGGAAAGTTATCTGTAAGTTGGTGGCGATACGATAAAAAAAAAGCAGACACCCCATAAAGATATCAGCACTTAGATCCTCAAACCCATTCCCATTATGGGACTCTGGATCATAATTCTCAATGCTATGCCTTCCAAACATCTTCTTAGTAATAGGTCTATATAACACTCCTAATATCCTCTCAGCGTTCTTATATGGCTCTTGTAGGTAGGTATCTAGATCAATATACTCTCCCATAGAGATATCTTCTATCTTAGGATGAAATCCATACTCCTTACCCTTGAATGTGAATGTCTTTACTAGGTTAGGCTTTTCAGCCAATACGATACCTATCTGATTTCTGATCTCATCAAGGTCTTTCTTCTTCATCGCTTCCTGCTGACTAGGAGTCAAGCCACAGAACTGATACAAGGCTATCTCATCACCATTCTCCTCATTAGCCATAAGGATGAACTTCTTGTATGCTGATAGTTTTATATCTGATAGATTCTCTGGAATCTCTATGCTAACGGATTGCGTATCTCCCATAGTTAGGTTTGCTTAGTTTGTTATATACTCCATACCTGATAGCATCTATCAAGTGATTGTATTTATCCTCTGGCTTATTCAGGAGGTTACCATTCTTATCCTCCATCCACTTATAATTCTCCATCTCCTTCATGAGGTTAGAACCTATGATATGGATCTTAAATCTCTTCAGCATATCTATCCCTGCATTGACTGAATCTGATCCCTTAGCCGTTGGCTTAATGTTCCATCCCATCCTGTGGAGTTCCTCAATTGATTTAGGTTCTGCAGAATCTCCGAATATCTCATCATACCTCCCTATCTCTAACTTCTGGAATTCTCTATTCAGATCCTGATTAGTGAGATTCGTAGAATAGATCATCTCCTGAAAATATAGGTTGTTCCCATCTTGATAACATCCAACCAATGCAGAAGGATCATTAGTAAATCCAAAGTCAAGCCCATAAGATAGAAACTTCGCAGAAGCAGGAATCTGCTGGATAGTGGTGAATTGGAATACTTGCGCTCTATTCGTTCCTCTCTCCCCTAATCCATAGACTCTCCAATAATGCTCATCTGTTTCCCTTAATCGCTCTATCTCATCTACGATAGTTTGATCTAGGAATGGATTGTCTCTGTAGGTGGTTTGATAGAATGCTGCATCATCTCTTGGTATTACCCTATCATAGATCCAATGGAAAGTATCTGAAGGATTGTAATCAAGTATGATTCTTCCGTTGGTACGGAATACGATTTGTTGCCAGTCTTCAAAGGTCAATTCGTTAGCCTCATTTAAGAAGGCGAGATCTCTCTTTCTACCTCTGATCTTCTGAGGCTGATCCATAGATATGAACTCTACGAGATTCCCATTGAGGATGTATTCTGAATTGGACTTATTATGATTCTCTTCTCTATAGAGATCTGATCCTTTTAGGATATCTAAGAAGTCCCTCATAACTGAGGAGCGAACTGCAGGAAAGGTCTTTCTAGCGATTGTAATAGTCTTACCTACATTCTTCCCACAATAATGAAAGATAATCCATAAGAGGATGTTGTATGTCTTTCCAGAGCGAGTACCACCCTGTTCCACTACTATCTTCTTATCTGATCTCTTTAGATGTCCGTAGACTTTGTTAACTCGGATCTTGCTCATCCACTTCCTCTATCTCAAAGGTCTTCAGCCCTTCATGGGCTATCTCCTGTCTCTCTACATATCCTCTCTTCTTACCCTTAGTCTTTAGGTAGAAGATTGTAGAGGTCGGATTACCTCCCTTTATCTGCTGATGCAATTGTGATTCTGCAAAGTCTAAAGCAACATTATCTAGATCCTGTACTGCCTTCTTATATTCTGGATCATTATCCAACCATAGGTAGTGAGTAGTCCTTCCTATACCTACACTCTTACAGGCAGATGTAACTACTCCTAGAGATTTCTCTAGTGCTTCTAGCATTGCCTTTTTATGTTGTTCAGTTTTGTCCATAGTTATTTGTGTTAAAATAGAGTGGGGGCATAGGTGAAGCTAACCCTTAACCCCCTTTCTCACCTCTAGCGGATTTGGGACTAGAGATGAATATAAAGAACGATGCTTACTTTATCTCTCCATTTATTTTTATCTCAAGTGCTGGGTCTAGTTTCTTCATTCGGTCAATGATGACCTGACAATACTTAGGATCTAACTCCATACCATAGCACTTGCGCTTGAGTTGATGTGCTGCTACCATAGTAGAACCTGAGCCTAAGAATAGGTCAAAAATTAAATGATTAGGAAGTGAGCTATTATTCAAAGCCTTTGAAACAATTTCAATCGGTTTTGGAGTTGTATGTCCTTCTTCTCTTTTGCTTTTAGCCAACCACACACTCTCTTGCTTTCTATCAGAGTACCAAGAATGAGTGCCATTATCAAACCAACCATATAAGCAAGGTTCGTGTTTTGATTGATAATCTGTTTGAGAAAGAACTATGCTTTCCTTTACCCATATTATCATAGAGGAGAAATGACAAAAAGAGCGAAAGACTGAGTGAAAAATATCAGCACTTCTATCTGAATGAAAACAATACACCGAAGCACCTTGCTTAGAGTTTGTTATATAATTAGTAAATGCTGCGGTCAACAAATCTTCAAGTCCCTCTCTTGTATCGTTGTTTATACCTTTATATTCCACACCATAAGGAGGATCGGTGAATACCATATCAGCCTTCTCTCCATTCATCAACTTAGCCACCTGATCACTATCCGTTGAATCGCCACAGAGTAATCTATGCTCTCCTATCTCTATAAGGTCTCCTAAGACTATGTCTGTTTGTATGTCATCTGCTGCTTCGTAGTTATCCTCCTCCGCTTCTAACACTTCATCTACTGCCCAATCATCAGGTATATCCATACCCCAATCAATGAGTTGTTCTGTCTCCCATTCATTAGCAAGTAGATCCCAATCCCATTCACCGAATGAGGAGTTATCCTTAATGATGAATTCCTTCTCTTGTTCTGGAGTAAGGTTATCTGCAAAGATGATAGGTACCTCCTTGAGTCCTGCTTCCTCACAAGCCTTTAATCTCATATTCCCTCCTAGTACGATCATATCCTGATTCACTACTATAGGTCGTAGATCTAACATCTGAGGAAATTCCTTGATGCTCTTCACTAACTTCTCAAATTTATTCCCCTTGATGAATCTAGGGTTATCAGGATTTGGTCTTACCTGCTTAATATCTACTCTTTCCATAATTATAGAACCCATTAATAATCAACTAAGTTACGCAAAAACTCCCTCTCATGGGGAGCAAGTTTACCTCTCTGATCTAATTGTATTAAGATCTCTAGAAGTTTATGGTAGTTATTTCTATTGACTAGGATGAGGCTAGACTTGCTCATCTCTTGATTCTTCAATTACTGCCTTGAGTTGTGCGATCTCCTCCAGAGATAAATCTAGAATCATATCTACTTTATTTTGGATATCATTCATCATCATCTCATCAGTACCATCTAACTTACTCATAGGCTCTCTGATCATCATCTCTATAGATCGCTCTAGGTTATTCATCTGCTGCTTTACCCTCTGCGAGTAGATAGGTGTTCCCTTCATCAGATCCATCTGCTCTAGAGTTACCTGATACAAAGCCATTAGCTTTACTCCGTTCTTAAATAATTCAAACTCAGTCATTTTCTATTCCGTTATCGGTTAGGTCTCTATTCATTAAGTCTATGAGTAGGTCTTTCATTTCTCGTTGGTGTTAAAGGTTTCTATTAAATCTCTAATCCGTAACTCAAGGTCATCAACTCTTCCTTTTAGGAATATTTTCTTCCGATTAGACTCCACATCAAAACTTGAGTGCCAATAAACTTCATTCATCACAATACCCAACCCATTTGATGTTCTAATGCCGCAAGCCTATCTAATACTTGAGTCTCAAATGATTTGGATGTTTCTCTAACTTCTTTCATTTCTTTCTCTTTGGTGTTAAAATGTTCTACAATCAACTCAATCGCCATTCCTAAATCTTTAGGCTCTGCCATCTCTAAAGTATCATCACCTCTGCGCCACTTGTTGTGATTCTCAAGTAGTGTTACTGCT